GGTTGCTAACACCGATGTAAGCGCATTGCGCTTTACACAACCGCCCCAGCCAGGCTCAAAGAGGCTACAAACAAATATTATGAAACAACTACAAGATTTAATGAATGACATTTCAGCGTGGTCTGATGTCACTTTTGGAGATGGACAAAGAAATCCAGCAATAGTTTATCATTTGAAAAAAGAAGTTGATGAACTTATTCAGGCATTAGATTACACGCACGCTATTGGCGTTGGTGAGTTTAGAAGACAACTCTCAAAAACAAAAATGGAGTATGCTGACTGTTTTATGCTACTACTCGATTCTGCTCACCATTTTGGATTGACAGCAGAAAACCTGCTTGAATTAACACGGGAAAAATTAGAAATCAACAAAAAACGTGAATGGGGCAAACCTGATGCTAATGGAGTTGTCGAACATATTAAACACCCAAACCGCCCCAGCCAGGCTTAAAGAGGCTAAAACGAAAAATAATGAAAACAAGACCAATTGGCGAACGTTTCCAAGACGGGAGCGTTACGCTTGAAGTAAGAAAAGACCAAGGGTTGTGTTCTGGATGCTATTACAGGCATGCTCCTTTTTGTGGATACCAGACGAACCGAAGCCTAGCAGGCGAATGTGGCGCAGTAAGGCGTGAAGATGGCGAGCCTGTTGTGTTTGTGAGGGTGAAGGAATAACGGCTAGCATAACAAGCGTTGCAGATTAATAGTACAAATTTAAAATATAGCACAATGGATGATAAAACGAAAAGACTTATGGAAAACCACTTACGTAGCAATGATTGTTATACATTGTTACCTGTAGTTGATTTGTTTGAAGAATTGACGGAGTACGGTAAGCGTTGTAAAGCTGAAATAATTTACAGAAAGTGTTTGAGGGCGGGAAAACGCACTTTGGCTAAACGAATTAAAAGAAAATATAACCTGCAAGAACCACATGATGATATGATAATTGCGTTTGATTTTGCGTTGGCGTGTGCCAATGGCAGGTAACGTTGAGTGTAACCGCATGTAGCGGATTAGAAAGTAATAGCCTATCAAAATAAACGAATATGAATAGAAAGAACAAAACTTCGCAAACCACAAACCCCACTATTGCGGTTGACACTGTGTTAGCTGATGGTCGGTTTGATATAAATACAACTCCACCGCCAAATGACATTCAGGTTTTGGTGCGGTTGGAAAGAGAAATGCTTGGCGGATGGTATTCAGTTGCCATCTTTGGAAGAATACCGTTGATTGGTTCGCTGTTTGCGTGGGATGCTCCAAAACCTACTCATTGGATGCACATTCCAGCTTGTACCTAACACCTATGTAAACGCATTGCGTTTTATTCGATATTATGGGCTGCTGTTCTTTTTAAAATATAGCTCTGGGAGGGCTTTGTAAAACTCACAATTAAAATTATGAACGATTTAGGATGCCAACCAACAGCTAAAAAAACATTAATGAATGCTGTTGAACGATTAAATGTTACCGCTAATAGATTTGATGAATTGTCAAAACTGAGCGAAAGACTGGTTGCAAAGTTTGAACGCACTGAGGATACGCCGTGCAATACTCAGGTTATGCGAGATAGAGAATGCAAAGATTTGCAACCAGACATTATTGATTTATTCAATGATATTGATAACCGATTAGACAACTTGCTAAATAAAATTGGCAACAATGTCGAAAGAGTAGTTAATATGATTGACTAAAAGTTTCGGGTTCGTAAGACTGTTCTTCGGAACGGTCTTACGATTACCCATAGCGTATGTTATAGGACGTTTTTAATTTAGTCAAAATGAAAATACTATTTGTAATCAATGATGGTGATGCTCGTTATATTGAATACGAACACACAGGGGTTTTAAACGCTCCGAATCGTAGGGCTGTTGAAATTGAGTTAACGCCTGAACAGGTAGAAAAAATTGGCATCCGTAAAATAGGAGTTAATTATGGTAAAGATGTGATGGAAACTGTTGAGAGCGTTTCATTAAATGCCCTATAGCACTGAAATGAACGCAGCGGAAAATAAAGGCCAAGGAGAGATTGAATTTTAAGTATATAATATAATGTTATGGATGAATCCGCATTATTAAAAGAGCAATTATTGAAACTACAACGGATAACATTCAAGTGTGTTATTTGTGGCTTTCAATTATCACTATCTATGTATGGAAGAGATAACACCTGTCTTCTGTGTAAGGAAAATGAACGTATGCATAATGCTACTAATAACAATCTGAAAGAACTTATCTATGAACAACAAGAGTGATTATCTTCATTCAGCTGCTATGCTTGTTAAATTATCAGCGAAACAGCTATGCTTTTATAAATCACATGAAAGAAAAGTCACACCTGGAATGATACAAGGAAATATCTATGCTGATAAAATATCGGGTAAATATAAAGAAATGCGTAATCAGTATCACTTCAGGGATGATCAACTGAATAATCATGTTATATTCTTCTCGTTTGATGAGATCGTTATCACTGATGAAGAAGTACACTTCATTGAGCATAAACAGGTAAGAGATCTAAATAATGTTGAACCATGGTTCCTTGATATGTCGGCACTACAATTGGCCTTTTTCTATTCATTACATCTGCTCGAGAAGAAACATCGTTATGTAACAGCTAAATTTGCTATCCAAAATGGGAGTCAAATGAATGCTATGGTTCTTGAAGGGCCTACTGAGTGTGAGAAAGCAATATTGAACTTTGGTGGTGATAAATACCTTATCAAGGTTAATAATCCCATGAGTATTCTTACATACTATAAAAAGAAGGCCATTTCATCTTGCAATTATACTTCAGCTAAGTTATGGGATAATGCCTACAAAAAAAGAGATTACGAACTATTATACAAATACTTTAATTACATCCCTTATGAACAGTAAAAAATATATTGAGAGTGAACACAAGGAATATGTCGAACAAGTCTTTCATGTGAATAAGATGACCCTTCAAAACAGTGAATGGGAAAAGAAGATGATGGCAAATGGGTGGGCGTATGTAAAAAAGCTTGATGAAACAGTACCAACATTAGTCTTTGCTTCTCCTGCTAGACAAGCAATCATTGCCAGGGAGAATGAGCTTTATATCCGTAAAAGGAATGCAAAACGAGAACATGATAAAAAACAAATAGACATTAACATATGAACTACAAACTTATTAGACCTTCCCTTACTACAGGGGATGAGTTATACTTAAATATGGTATCAATCTATATGGGTTATTTACTTGATATAGATGAACAGAAAGGCCGGTATCTTGTAAAAAGTGAAGAAGATATTGCCTACATACAAAAATCGGAAACGCATGGTGTTTTTCTTGTATGGCGTAAGACAGAAAAGATCATCTTACTTAAAGACCTCATAGCACTAATAAACACATTTGAAGAAGTCGATGTGTTACCGATAAACAAGTCGTTCAAACAGTCCTTCATCAATGGTGTTCGTTCATTACTTGGATGGATACCTGGTAAAACACTTACAGAAGAATGTCAGAAAATTATGAGATAGGAACACTAGAATGGTTTGCATCAGTATTCTTTGCTATAAACCCTATCAATGCTTCTAATGGTGCATCATTGAATTCAGCTTATTATTATGCTAGTCAAGCTATCGGTCAGATTCTTCCTAACAATGAAATACTTACATGGGAGGAATTGCTGAAACGCTATACAGACTATTATAACTATAAGCTCCCATTGCAGAATGATAAGTATACACGTAAACAGGATCTCATTGAAACAATTGAAGATTACTGTTACAATAAAACGTATATGTCTGATTACTCAAAAATACAGGAACGTCCAGCTGATAAATACCTTTTTGGGTTATGAAAACATGTAAGGCTCTTAATTGCAAATACCCTGTTTTCAGTCATGGGTATTGCAAAAATCATCAGTATCTACGTAAAGATAAACCTATGGTGTTAAACAAGCCACGTAGGCCCATAAAGAAGCTCTCTGATAAACGCAAAGAGATGTTGGCGATATACAACATCCTCAAAACATCAGCAGTCTTAGAAGCCCGCAAAACAGGTCATATAAAGTGTTTTGTATGTGGTGATACAATTTATGGAACACCGGACTGGCATCACGTTGATGGGAGAGAAGAAGAGCAACTTATAGATAAGGAGCATCTTGTGTTTGTTCATCGTAAGTGTCACAGAAAAATTCATGACATGACTATGGACAAAATGAAATTAGAACCATGGTTTGATTATTACATGGCGAACCTCAAACTTAATTATCTTGCTATTTATGAAAGAAAAGCCGACAAAGCAACTCTTATCAGCACCCAATCACGGTGAAGAGGCTGAAAGAGCAATGCTTTCAGTACTTCTAAACTACCCAAATCTTCTACCTGTTGCTCAGGGTTATGTAAAACCATACATGATCATGCGTGACAGTTATAAGATCATCTATGAAGCTATAGAGCAATTATCTTCTAAGCAAGGTTCATTTGATACAATAATACTTAATAAACATCTATCAGAAAGAGATCCAAAACTTATATCAATCGTTATTACTCTTCTCAATGGTGTTTTCTCTGTAAACAATTTGGATCGCTACTGTATGATCATTGTTGATAGCTATATCAAACGGTCACTAGTAGCCCTTTTTCAGCGATATACAGAGACGGTACTAAAAGGGAAGGAAGATATTGTTGATGTATATGATAATGTCAGAAAAGAGCTGGATGCGCTGTTTAATATTAATCAAAGTGATATTAACCGGTTGATACAGTATGAGCAATCTGTCTTATCTGCATGCATCAATGATGATAATGCACGTGCAACAATCATTGATAATATGCAGCCATCATTATTCTACAAAGACATCCATAAAGATCTCTTTTTGGCTATAAGAGCGTTGCATGCAAAAAGTGATAATGTTGATGAAGAATCGATACTTGCTATAGTAGATAAGCATGGTCTATCCCTCTCTACTCCTGAGGTGAAGAATATCATCAAGCAGCCATATAAAAACTGGTCTAAGTATATGCGGTTCATTATTGATACCAACAATGTGAAGATTCTAAACAACCTGGCCATGGCTATCATTAAGCGTGATAATAATGACCTGGATGTTTTTATCCAACGTATAGGATCAATGGTTGATAGCATGCGTGAAAGCTTACAACCACAAACAAAGGTTCAAAGCTCAATACAAAAAACTATCAAGCGTATACAGAGGGTCAATAAGGGAGTTGAACGCTCATACCTTATAACCGGTGATGAGATACTGGATAATGTAGCATACATCTCTCCGGATAATATTGTCGTTATTGCTGGTCAGCAAGGATCTGGCAAAACACGATGGTTGATAAACCTGGTAAAGCAAATATTCGTGCTTAACAAGGATATATCTGTCTTGTGGTTTAGTATGGAAGATTCAGACGAAAAGATTATCCGTTGTCTTATCTCTTCTGATACTAATCTTAGTGATGCTCAGTTATTATCACGTAACTACACACTTACCGATGATGATTTGAAGAATATTGAAATGAGTTCAAATAAATACACTAATTATGACATAGAATTTGTAAACGACTCCTCCACAATGGATACCATCTGCAGTAAGTTTAAGGGCTTCTGTAAGGAAAGGAAGAATAGATGGTGCTTACTTATTATTGACAATTTCATGCTTATCAAGGACATTTCTGAGGCTGTAAGTAATACAACAGCTATTGAGGATCAGGTTATGGCAAAGCTAAAACAGCTACGTACTGATACAAACAGGGATAATATGACTTCTGACATCTTTCTTGTTCATCATCTTACAAAAGAAGTGGCACAGAAAGCAAATAAGGATGAAGGTTATAGGCCAAGGATAAGCAACATGAAAGGCTCCACACGTGTACAAGACACAGCTAACATAGTTCTATTATTGAACAACATTGGTCAGCACAAAGATCTTATACGTGAACACTCAAAGCTTCCTGATGTCAAATGCCTCTCTAAGGATGGTTCTTATAAATCATACAAGAGAGCGACATTAATGAAGAATATGCTTATCGTTGAAGTAGCAAAGAATAGGGATGGTGAAATTGATGATGAAAGAGCTATCTCAAGATATCTTGTATACTTTGGCACAATGAAATTCAATACTCTTAAATTTATTCCCTAATTATCAACCTTCTAAACACTACAACTATGTTACTATCTTTAGTTATTTTGTCTTTTGTTTTGATTATCATTTGTATTGTACTTGTATCTACTGTTGAAAAGTACAAGAAAGCCATAATGGCTGAAAAAGTAAAACAAGATGAGCTTAAATTTGAGCACAAAAGATTGGAAAACAATCATGATAATTTGTCCAAACACAGAGATACATTGGATGATATTCTAAAAAATAAGGAAGCCATCATACTAAACAAAAATAAAATCATCGAAGGTCTGGAGGCCGATATAAAATACACAGAAAATTTGGCATCCTTATATTTCAGAAAGTATCTTGAATCTCTAAGGCTCAAAAAGGGCTATAAGATTGTAACACCGGTTCAAGATATTATTGATGAATGCTATAGTGGAAAGTCACCAAAAGAAATCTATGAGTTGTACAAACACTCAGAAGTTTCAAACATCGTTGAACAAGATCCACAGCAACTGTATATCGTTTGTGGATACAACAACAACTCGATTATTCTTGGATCAACAGGCTTTAATGGAATGACAAGCCTTCCTCAAGGCTTTGTTGGTTCAAAGATCCGCTATATGTCATACAGCTTCATTTCAACAAGCACCTCACAAGCATAAAACAATCAAAATTAACTATCCTAAACAACAATCAAATGAAAAAAGAACTTGCCGAAAATGCTGTAATCGTTGATCAGCGCTTTGATTTCAAAAAGAATTCTGTTGAAATAATGGATTTTGAAACGCTCAAAAGGACATACCTCGAGATCCATCCAGTCACTCAACAACCACTGCGTGGCATCCACCATTATCGCCTTATTGAAATCATCTTGGATATTTGCAAAAGGCATTATCCGGATGTAGAGATAAAAGAGATCTTTGCGGCACAAAGCCAAGACAAAACAATGCCAGGTGTTATTGTTGCTCCACATATGATTGAGAAGTTTGGTCCTGGTGCTCCAGAGGCTCACTGCTTGCGTCGTGTGTTCACAACCATTCATCTTTCTACACCTGATGATGAAGATTCTGATACGGGTATTGCTATTGCTTATCATCAAGATGGTATACAGATTGGTATGGGGCCAAACATCAAGATTTGCCACAACCAGTGCATCCTTTCACGTGAAAGAACCATCAGTACTTTTGGCCAAAACAAAGTCACTGATCTTGATAAGATCTTCCAAATCATTGATGACTGGATGCATAACATGCATGCTATCCGTGAAGAAGATTTGGAACTTCTTGAAAGGATGAAGGCTATCCCTATGTCGTACAACCAGGTTGCTGAGCTTATTGGTCATGTAACCATGATACGTGTTGGTCATGATACATACATCAAAAGATGCGAGAATTATCCCCTCAATCAAGGTCAAATAAGCGTCTTTACGCAACGATTCCTTATGGAGTACCATGAACGCATGAAAAATGGTGATGATGGCCGCTTAAGCCTCTTTGATGTGTATAACATAGCCACAGAAAACTTCAAGGCAGACAGGATGGCTATTCCATCAATCATCAATCAGAACCTGGCATGGACAGATGTCATAAAAAGTGAATATCTTTCTGTCTGAGCAAAATATTCCTTACATTTGAACACAACAATGAAATGTGCTATATGTGGTAGAACACTAAAGAATAGCGAATCTTTGCGAGCCGGTATCGGACCTCAATGCGCAAAGAAATACGCTAACTTTCTACAAGCAACGATGCCGGATTTTCAAAATGAGAGCGGCTCTGTGCTTAAAGCAATGATTGACAGGCAACGCAAATTAGACACCTCTATTTGCCCCCACTGTGGATATGAAGGACTTGATTCAATATCATGGTCAAAAGCTTCCTGTAAACGATGTAAAGAGATCATAGACATATGAGACTCATTACCGGTTGGTATAAGGAGTATTTCGATTTTCTCTATCAAGAACGTACCACTATTGTTGGTAAGACCAGTAAGCGTATTATTGAGCCTGGCCAACAATGTTTGAAAGTAGAGAAGATCGAACTCCGGCCAATAAATCTACAGAAGTCAACGGTCTCTATCATAATGAAGAAAGACCATCCTTCAATCGACTACGCCCCCATCATAAGACAGTATACTATTACAGTTGAAAACAATAAGCCAGACAATGAATACCTTCGATTACAAGGATTCCTCACTCTTGCTTTTGCAAAGAAGAAGCTACAATACACTGATAGACTTATTCAAAATATCTATGAAAGTGCCAAGAAGGTGCAAGGACAATCATTAAACGTTGTTATTGCACATGAAAGGGAGCTTATTCTTTCATCTGGACTACCAGTACCGTCAAATGATCCACGAATGAAACGGTTATTCCCAAAAGAACCATTCAACATGAAACACAACCCTGTCATTATAAGGGTTAATACAGTTGATAAACCGTTTAATACATCTGATTATAATATCTACACACTACTCCTTCCACTAAGTGAGAAGGATAAATCAATTATCAAATATTATGGAACTCAAAATCACATTTAAGAATTACGCTCTTGTACCAAATGGTGAATACAACTTACACGATGGTACAATCTTTTTTATCAAGGGTCATAACAACAAAGGGAAAAGCACCTTTCTGAATGCTCTCAAATCTATCATGGAGGTCAAGGATGAAAAGGTTGATCCTACTACCTATGGCGAAACTGAAGGCGAAATTATCTGCTCTATACCTGGTGCTGATGGTAAGCAGTATCAAGTACGTTATGATTTCACAAGTGACGGTAAGAAACGTTTCCGTATTATTGATGAGAATGGACGTAGCATACAGACTATTGGTGCTATGAGGTCTGTTTTTGCATACAACCATATTTCAGCTACAGACTGGCTTGAGATGTCAAAGTCTGAAGGTGGTAGGCAGAAACAAAGAGAAGTGCTTATCAATCTTATGAGCGATTCTGAACGTAAACGCTTGCAAGAGATTGATCAAGCGATTGATACACGCAAGGGTACTGATTTTGCCTTACGTACACAAAAGAATGCTGAGTATGATGCCCTTAAAAAAGTCAATGCGCAATTTGCTCTTACAGATGATGAGGTCAAGCTGTTGAACAATGAGAAGAACGCCAAAAGAACATTTGCTGATCTCATAGCTTCACAAGCCAAGCATCAGTCTATTCTTGACAACAATAAGGTAAACCTGGAAAAGCTTGCCAATGCCCGCCACATCCGTGCAGTTGAGGATGAGGCATACGAAAAGTATCTCCAATCACAGGATGCACTTATCAAAGATCTTGAAGATCGTTTGGTTGCTGCCAAGAAGGAAAAGATGGAAAGGACAAAGACTTACAGTGAAAACAAGAATGCAATCATTGAAACCATCACCGCTCTTGAGAAGGAGGTTGATGAAAAGACTATCAATGCCAGCAGGGATATTCTTGAAGATCGTGAAAACAATGGTACTATCATTCCCGGTCTTAACACTAGGATTAGCAATGGACAGAGAATACTAAAATCCATTGAAGCTATCAAAACAAAGAAAGAGACGTTTGACAAAAACAATGTAACCCTTCAAACACTCTATCTTGAGATTGATAGCCTTAATGCCAGTATTGAAAACAAAAGAAAGGAGAAATCAGAAATCATTAAGAACAGTAAGAATATCCCTGACAGATGGGGCTTTGAAGATGATTATCTTACCTATGATGGTATTCCTTTCTTGCCAACAGAGATCAGTACATCACTTTCTCTGCGTGCCGTCACGGACCTTATGGTTTCCATTAACAAATGTCCAGTAATGATCATGGGTGATGCTGAAAGCCTTGGCTTTGAAGTGCTTAATGAATTGGTTGAAATAGCCAAAGAGCACAACCGTATCATGGTATTTGCTGAACATGATCGTACAATGGATGATGTTGAGCTTGTCTGTTATGATGAGTTAGATATCCCGGAAACAAAGCCTGTTGCAGTAAAAAAGAATGTAAGTAGGCGATTAGAACCTAAAATGAATGAATCAACTGAAACAACAAATGAGGAAATCCATGGAACAGAACTCTTCTAAGAAAGAACAAGATTATATCATTTATACTTACGATACATCATGTATTGAAGTAGAAGACAATAATGGTATTATCGAACTTAGTCTATCACAAGGTGACAAGTTTATCAAGTGCTCATTACAACATGGTGAAGCCATGCTATTAAACAATCTATTATCATCAATTCTTAATCCCCAAAACAATGAAAGGTAAATTAGTCAGTTTTGAACCCAAAAAACTACAAGACGGTTCACAGGAAGTTTTCAACGGTAATAACGGCCCACTATATAAATTTTGGGTAGTTATGGAATTTAATGGTGCAACAGAAAGGGGTGAAGCATCATCATCTAAAACAACACCGTCCTGGGTTGTCGGTAAAGAGTACAATTTTGACAGGACAGTAAACGGTGCAAATGGGCAGTTTATCTCCTATCGTTCAATGAAACCTGTTGACGTCGCACCTATGCGTAGTAGTGGTGGTTATAGTGGTAGTGGAGCACCAAAGAAAGACTACCTGGCATTCGCTAAGCAAAAAGCTATTGAATGTTCATACCGGGTTATTGGTAGCTTCTGGATCTGGGGTGACAACAAAAAGGTATACACCGAAGAGAGGTATACAAAGCCAGCTGAAATCTTCTTGCATTCAATTCTTGCTAAAGGTAATGAGTCAGATATTTGGCTCATGATTGCTGCTTATGATGCCTTACTTATCAAGGTATCAACAGTAGGTATCATGTCATCAGCTGATCCAAATGAATTACCAGTAACAACATGGGTAAAAGAAGCAGAACAATTATTCACTGAATTCAAACAACACGTCAATGATAGTAATAACACAGTCAATCATTAAAGAGTTTCTTTACCATGGTGAATTAAGAGAGTATTGCCCGAACAGGGCGTACTCTCACCTTATGGTGAAAACGCATAATCTTACCACAGCATCCCAAGAGAAAGGTAACTACTTTGAGACTCTTTGTATCGGTGGTGGTTATGAAGGTAAAAAGACTACCGATTTACCAAGGAAAAAGAATGGTGATAAGACGACAGACCAGCTGCGTATTGAAGAGCAACATATGCGTTTTACTGCTCTTGCAGATCAATATAAGATGGTTATTGTTCCTGGTGTGAATACACAAGCTACCATATTCAAGCGCTTTGATGATGAAGTCATACTAGAGGCTCATATGGATATTTTCCCCGTGTCTGTTCAACTGCATCCTGATCAAGAGCCACAATATGCCATTGTAGATACGAAGCTCACTAGTGACCTTAAAAGCACGTTTGGGATGTTCAATTGGAACAATGCAGCCTCTCTTGATCATACACAAGCATACATGTACATGGAGTGTGCTACTGATATTGATCTTGAATTGAATGCAACCATGGGTAATCCTCTTGAAGAATTCATAAAGAATGCCGGGTTGACTGATACTTTGTTAGCCCAGACACCGGTATTTATGTATTTTGTCTTTGATTATTCTCCTCGTAAGAACGTGAAAATTATCCGTGTCTCTTATGATGAGATGAGAAGGAAAGAGCTTTATCAAAGTATCAAAGTTACAAAGGAAATCATTCAAAAACACAACAGGCTGGATAATTGGGCTGATACACTGCCATCAAAAGAAAACTGCATGTACTGTGCGTGCGACTGTCCATTCAGGTTCAATGCAGATGGTAGTGATGATAGTGAATCCGAACAATTGGGTAACAGCGTAGAATTTGAAAATGTATGAGAAAATCGAATATCCGAAGTGAGCGTATGGATGTCCAGGTAAAGTTATACCAAGCAAGGCAACTTAAAAAGTGCATAGATAATATGCCCAAGGAGCAACGTTTTGATGGTTCTATTGATAGCATAGAAAAGACCTATGAAGCTCTTATGCATAACCTTTCTGGACGATTACAAATGCTAAACAAATTGATTGATGGCACTAAGTAAGAAAATGCGCATGGTTTTTGAGAACCTTATCCAAAAAGGAAAGATTCCAATGCCAAGAGAGGTTATCAAGATTGATCAAACCTCTATGTTCAATGATGAAACTGAGGAAAGTCCATATAAAAAGATGGTCTTCCGGCTACACTACATCAAGCTTGACGAGAATCCTAATAGTGATCCTATGCCTAAACAGTCTTTTAAGCAATTTGTTCAAAGGGATCGTGATGGTAATGTGAGAACATTCAGGAACAAGGATGGTAGGCTTGATGTGTTCCTGGGTGGGTATACAGATAAGAAGGTAACAACAACAAAAGATTCGTTGGTACTACAAATAAAGTATATCCTTTCTACTGATTATCGTGGTCATGCTGCTTTCAAGAAAGATGTTCATGTCACTCGATGTGAGTTTGTATTCAATCCTCTTGCCACTATGACAAAGAGGGATGAAGAAGTTATCAAGAATGATAAGTATATTGTTTTCAAGAACACCAAGCCTGACCTTGATAACCTCGAAAAGATGCTATGGGACTGTATGGAAGAGGCAGGTGTCTTTGAGAATGACTCTCAGATAGCATCAAAAAACGGTATCTTCAAAAGGTACGGTTTTACTCCAGGTGTCATTGTTGAAATCGAAGGTAGGTTATGATTGTCTTTGAAAGCGAAAAAAAAGCTGTTGAGCGTTTTAAAGCTTTCTACAGCTCTATTGATGTTCTTGATAATGATGTCTATGGACCACACGTAAAGAGTATCCCTGATGGCTTCTCTGTCGTCAGAACGGTATTTGATCTTGTGGATATAAAGCAACCGGAAACATCATATGAGATTGACTACGATAAGACATTGCCTATTCTATTCAAGAAGGATGACGTTTATATATTGACTATCATTGGTGGCTTACCTACTGGTAAAGACACGGAAGATATGATCAATTGTGGGCGCCTGTTTGTTAATCATCATATACCAATGATTGATGAAGGAAACAACACCAATGAAAGTGCCTTATGAGGCGCTTATTGATGATCTTAAGAAGACTATCAGACGTCTTGAATTCAAGATTGGCCAGGATGAAGCATACATACAAGAATTACAGTTTACTGTGAAGGGTCTTATGGAGTTGACAAAGGAGGAACGTCTTGTTCTGAAAAATGATCATCTTATACGTACCCTTAATAAACAAAATAAGATTCTTGGAGGTATCATCAGAGACTATCGCTCTGATATGGCTAAACTTATTCACAAGTTATATGAAAAAGAAAAAGTTCAAAAGGATAACACCGAATGACGGACAAGCTGAAGCACTTGCTCTGATGAAGAAATTCAATAAGAGTAAGGATGTTCATGAGTTCTGTCTTAATGGTGTTGGTGGTACTGGCAAGACAACAGTAATCAAAGAACTCTTCATCAAAGAGGATAAAAACAAACAGCTTTACATCCCCAGAAGTGTTATTGGTGTTACTGTTTCTCACAAAGCCAGGCTGGTACTTCAAGAACATATACCTAATAGCATAACCTATGCTGCAGCGGTAAATATGATTATTGATTACGACCAGTGGGGAGAAATGATCTTTGTTCCTAAGACAAGCGATTTTCGTAACAGTAAGATATATGGATACAAGTATATCATCTTTGATGAAGCCTCTATGGTTAGTGATGAGATGAGATTGATACTTAATAATTCATGCTCTGCTGGTGCAAAGATTATCTATCTTGGGGATAATCATCAGCTTCCACCCATAAAACCTCGTAATGGTGATTATTCACCCGATAAGGATAGCTCCGTATTTGATCTTCCGAACAAGTATACTCTTACTGAAAAGATGAGGCAGAATGAAGGTGATTATATTGCCCAACTCTGTGATATCACTTGTCAACATATTGATGGTGATAACTCATTGAGTTTTATTAAGGATATACGTCAAGAGTATGATGGAAGGTCAAAGAAGGGTGTTGCTTTGACTACAGAGGATAAGGTTATAAAGAGTTTCGTTAAGAATTACCGTGATGGCATGAATATACGTATAACAGCGTATAGGAACATGCGTATCAATTATCTTAATGATGTTATCCGAAAAGAACTCTTTGGTCTTAAAGCGGCTGATGAATTTACACCCGGAGAGCTTATTGTTGGCAATGATCAGTATGCTCCTGTAGATTTTGATCAACCCATATACTTCAATGGTGAAGATATGATTGTTGAGAAGGTTGAAAAGGAAACAGTAGAGGATATTGATTGTTGGCGCTTATGGTGCAAGGATAAAGACAAACCAATCTATGTTGTTACTGACGAGTGTCTCCCACAGTATAACTCAAAGATAGCATCATTGAAGTCTGAGGCTCTTGCTACCAAATTCTGGGGCGATTTTATGGCTTTTAAGAAGCTTTTCGCCAATGTGAGTTATGGTTATGCCGTATCGCTCTATAAGATTCAAGGATCAACGCTAAGAGGTGTCTATGTTGATGTTCATGACATACTTGGGGTGAAGCCCTTGACGAATAAAAGGAAGCTGCAATCAATCTATGTTGGTTTCAGTAGACCTACACATTTTTTGGGAATATTCTAAACAATTAACTATGGATACAATTTATTATCTCTACTTCATTAATGATAATGAAGCTGTGTATAATGCTTTCCAAAAGTATTATACTGAAGGCATTAGTGCTAATGTGAAAAAGTATCTTGTTACACGTTCAAAGAAGCAAATGAGAATTGCAAACAACAAGGTGACTGTTTCCAATGGTAAATCCAAAATGGATATTGTGATTACATCTGTTACCACATTCAAATATGAGATCCAGGGCATTATTGGTTCTCTTGAAAGAAACAAGTCTATAACAATTAAAGAGTCTGGCCATGTTTAAAAAGGAGAATATCGGTGATATCTATACTGAAAGGCGTCACCTTAAAATCAAATCGCTTTTAAACCAAGATACAGCTAAAGTTGTTGATGCAGCTACAGGCGATTTTGTTGGGTTCTTTTCAGAAGAAGAATTGAGTAGATTCAAGAAGCAGGAGTTGCCTAAGAAGGTTGATGGTAAGTTCAACGTAGTCATTGAAGAAACGCTACGAAGGGTTATACCTGTTGATGCTGAGACAGCTGATGAAGCTCTATCTATTGTGGAGAAAGGTTATCGTAATCAAGAATATGTTCTTGATGAGTCCGATTTTGTTGGTGAACAATACTATATAGTCAATGAATAAAACAGATGTTTCTAGGCGTATACGCTATAAGATGAATCAATGGTTGGAATCCATAAAGGATCAATCATTACGTGCTAAAGTGAAAAGAAACTACCTTGTTTCTGGTGGTGCTATCGTAAGCCTTCTTTGTGATGATGAACCAAAAGATTACGATGTGTACATACAGGATATGGATACTTGTGTTGAATTATCCAAATACTACCTTAAAGAAGCCAAGATGCCCAATATTCAGGTTCTTGATGGTAGAAGGAAGGATGAGTATCTTGAAGCCTATAAAGACATCCATGATAATAAAAAAACCCTAGCGATTAAAAATCTGTACGACAATCAGGTTAAGATTGCTTTCAATGGTAAGATCCAGGTAAAAAAAGATAAAAAAGGTATGTACCCAAAGTACACACCGTTGTTTATCTCAGAGAATGCAATCAGCCTATCAAACAAGGTACAAATAATAACAAGATTTGTTGGAACAGTTGAGGTTATCCATAGTTCATTTGATTTTGTTCATGCAACTAATTATTTCACATCAAAGGATGGGCTTGTATTGAATCCCAAGGCTCTTGAATGCATCATAAGCAAAGTGCTATTGTATCAAGGTTCTAAATTCCCTCTAACTTCTTTGATAAGAGTTAAGAAGTTTATCAAGAGAGGTTGGGATATATCATCCGGTGAGATGCTTAAAATAATGTTTCAAGTATCTAAGCTCGATCTGTCTGATATTGGTGTTCTTGAACAGCAGCTTATTGGTGTGGATGTTTCATACTTTCACGAACTGATTGAAGTAATCAATGAAAGCAATGCCACCGGTGAGCCAATCAATGAGGATGATTTATTTGTATATATCGACGGAATCTTCAACGAGGATAACGAAGAGGAGGAAGAAGATGAAGATGATAAGACCGAATAATGGTAACATCGGTTGTAAACAATTCTGATCAACACGAAAGAAGAGGGGAGGCCATGTGGCTTCCCCCCTTTTTTAGACGCTGGATGATTATTATTTTATTCTGCTTCCTCAAGCTTCTTCTCCTTCTCCCTCTCTTCGCGCAGCCGCTCCTTTTCTTTGGTTGAAAGGTCACCATCCCAAGGATCATCATGGATACCAAATAGACTATAGAACCATACGGCATCTTTTGCAGGCCCTACGAGGCGTATCAAACGTTTGGCCTTATTCTTACCCACCGCAAGCTCATAGACATCAATCAACGTGCGGAAAAGAGGCAATGGGTTGTTATAAAAGCTTGTCATTGTATCCCCAAGGAAAATATCACCCCATAAGAAATTCAACTTGCGTTTATCAGCATCACTGATAGTATGTGATTTCTTCTTCCACATAGACATAGCCTCATCACGAGTAAGGTCTTTATTCCTTCGCATGACATCACGTATGAACTTCTCGCGTTCTTCTTTCTCATCATCATCATCAGTAAGCATAGCGAATGCTGACAAGAGTGCTAACAACATCATTGTACGTAAACCGGTCTCCATAAGATTACGACGCCTCATAGGAGGCATATCAGCCCACCACTTCTTGTCCTTATTGATAACGTCCTTAAACGTCTTGATAGCTTCCACAAGTGAACGCATCTGCCCCTCGATAAGCATCTGTTCACGGACGGCAACCCATTCACCATTCTTATCTTTTATAGGAACATACTTACCACCATACTCAGTGGTTATCTGGCCGTAACCCATATTCCACAACTTATCCCACATGAAGGTCTTAAACTGACCAAGAGCAGCACCCATCCATTGATTACCAAGCATGGTCTTTTGGTTGGGGTCCATAGCGCCGATGATATACTTGTCTGCATACCATTTGATACGCTTATTGATCTCAACAAAGTCATAGCCTATAGCTTGTACACGCTTACCATCAACCATATCAACAAGACCCTGCTCTATCTGGTCAGCAATAATAGTATTGTGGACTGCTTCCATACCTTCCTTGTAAGTACCATCTTCATTGAAGAAGCGCCGGTCTTTTTTGGGATCATATAACACTTCATCTTGCTGAGCATCGTAGCTATATGCATCATAAGAACCATCATGGATCATGAACGCTAAAAGAGTCATTGTTCTACTAGCAGCATCACCATAGTGGTTACCCCAGTGAGCTATCTGACGCTTAGCAAAATGCTTATCAGTGATATTCTTATCCATATTTTCAAGGATATCACGTTCCTGGTTGTTGATAATCTGAAAGCGCTCAGCAATACGCCATGATTTCTTTAGTTCAGTAAACATCAACTCATGTGCTTTATGAAAATCACCAGGTGATGGTAGGTCAACTTCATTGGTCACAGCACCCCAATTAGCAGCTTTCGTAGCAAGAGCACCAATAAGAGAGTTCTGTTCATTAAAGAACATTGATTTGATCCATGTCACCGGTCTATAACCAATACTGACAAATGTGTTTAATGCCAGCAGACCACGAACAATAGGCGCTGCACGTTTAGTAAGAGCATCAGTAGCATAATCATCCTTATGTTTACGATTGACGACATACTGATAGTATTCATCAAGATATTTCTCTGCATTGACCATTTCTGTACCAGTCAGCGTTTTAGCATATGCTGCTATAGCTTTAAGCTCGTTATACATGGGTACAAGATCCCGGTTAAAGATGGCATTACGGTGAGTCTCTAAGTTGAAAAACTTTATGGTGTATTCGAGGTTATTCGACTGCATATACATCATCTCAATGTCATAAGCATGATACTGACCATTTTCATAAATAATACCCATATTCGCAAGCTGCTTCTCACGACTGATCTGAGAGTCAAAGGTTGAACCAATATTTCCAAACCTCTCAGTAGTCAAATCACCATACATGATATCACCCTTAGAGAGCATGGAGCCTAGATTCTTAAACCACTCCTTCATGTGCATACCACGTAACAACTGCATCTGGGTAGCTGGCAAGACAGGAATAGTATTCTCAGTGTATTCAGCATTGACATCTTTATAGGCATCAGCCATAGTATACTTACTGCTATTACGGAAACCCTTCTCATACTTGCTCATGACATACAGATCCTTTACATTCTTGATAATAAAATCACCAAGATTAAGCTCTTCTTCTGTGATTGCGTTTGATGCAAGCATAGATCGTATCAGTTCTTTATTAGGATAGTTGTGGTGATAGATCTCATTGTATAATTTCATGCGTACAGTCTGACCAGCTTTGATAGCTTCATGCTCTTTTGTAGCTGGGTATTCTTTATCGGCAATAACATCAATCTCCGGATACATACGATTAAATATCTCATCTGCACGTGATGTATGAAGCCCCCGGGCTCTCTGTACCTCTTTGATAAGAGCGTTAATCTCTTTCTCAAATTGATTTGCTTTACGTAAGACCTTTTGCTTGGCAGCCTCCATCTCAAGAGAAGCATACTGAACAATCGAATTGCCAACATTATGAGGATTTAAGATATTCTTTGTCGCATTGGCCATATCGTTGAAATTCATAGTACTAGTATGCCAGCCAGACTTTAATTCAATAACAGTCTTGGCAAGCAATTGGTATTCATAATCTCTTCTTGCATTCTCAATACCATAGTGCTGAGAAAGGTAGTTCATGCGTCTACGAATAGCAGCTATACGTTCACTTTTTGTCTTATCATCACCACTGATAGCATCACGCATAGATGTACTTAGATTTTCGTACAGGTTTTCATTGGAATAGTACGACTGAAGTTCAAAAAGATGACTTACAGTCATATCGGTATGATCCCATGCTTTGTCATCATTGATGACCTCTTTCATGTATTCATTAGTGATAAGATCCTGCATGCCTTTGTGTTGAAGAACCGAGCGTACTTGATGAAAAGCATCCTTATAATCAAAGATTGTCTTAGCCCGTAAACGGCCCTTACCACCACCACTAATACCATAGACACCTGAACGACGGATACGAACCTTAACACCGGCAGCCTCAGCCTTATGCTTGATACTGGCAATAGTATAGACTAATGCAGCTGCTTGTACATCCATCTTACTATTCGTCCAGGCATTTGTCTTGATGGGGTTATCAATATCATTCATAAAACGAGCACCAAGCTTTCTGTTTCTACCAGTACGAACACCATCAAAGGACATATCACCAGTATTGATATCACTGATAGATATATCAAATTCGCCATTCTCAGCTTTATGGATAACAACTGTTGGATCACTACCAAGAGTGGAGATGTCTATTAATTGACCAAGCTTAGCATACTTAGCATTAGTACGTAGCTCACTAAGCTTCATGATAGCTTCTACATTATCATTACCACCTGCAAGCTCAACAAGCCTCTTGACCTCAAACTTATCAACACGTATGTTGCCATCATCATCAGAGAAAGTATCTTCGATAATGTCCAACAAATCACGATCAGATGTTATGTTTTTCTCCATTATCTCACGTATATTGGATGGGAATGATTCTATCTGTTTGTTGTGATGTGGAAGTATGTCAGCAACTATACGTTCATGAAAGGCTATCTTTGATAAGCCAACAGGAAACTCAAAACGTTTGCCCATCCACTCGATGTATGTCACCTTGCTGCCTATAGGTGTGTAAGCCCTTCTAGACACCATTTCTGAGAAAGTGTTCTGGTTATTAGCCCAGTTGCTGGCTCTACCACCAAAGACTGTTGGATCATCGTTGTTTATTAACGCTTTAGGGATGTCTGCAGTACCACGAACAATGCTTGCATGACGTCGTTTAACCATCCCTTCTGCAATAGCCTCATCAACCATATTCTCGTTGAACCCAAGATACGGAGTATCATCACTAAGAATAGGCGCAAGACCATCACGGAGAGCGGTCATAACATCATAGTCTATATTCATGCCATTTCCATCAAGAAAAGACTGGGTAAGGTTGGAAAAGAAATGTTGAAGAGTATTATCACTATCAATAGACACTTGCTGACCAAAGACGTTCTTTATTGCTGTACGTATAGCATTCCATATCTTTTCAAAGAATGAACGTGTATTGTTATATTCTTTGGTGGCTACATCATCAGAAGGTGCAATACCATTCCTGACCATATACTGCTTAATTTTTTCCACTGAAGCACTACCGGCAACCTGTGCAATGAGTTCATCACGTAAGACTGCTTCATCCCTGTTGAGCCATTTAGCTTTGATTTGCGGCACTATCTGGCTGCTGTTGATATAGTCATCCAACATATCCTGGATCTCTGAATAGAGCTTAGGATTACGTGCTCTAACAAGCGCCATAAAGACATGGGAGAACTCATGAATAGGAGTAGAAAGAGAAGCATGATCAATATTTATATGATACCCTTCATTATCTACCCATCCGGCAAGTGAACGGTCCACACCTTTTTTTTCTGCTGTAAGGCTGGTCTCTCTATGAATGACAAGACCAGGAACAGCTTTCTGAATAGATGACACCACTTCATCAAGAGCGCGTGACGTAGCTGTGGCCTCTTGACGCATCTGGGCAAGCATAACACGAGGATTGTTATCCTTCATTGATTCATGTTGTATAAGAGCGTCTAAGACCTTCTTATTAGTAACAGTATCATTTACGATGATACCCCTACCAACAGCACGACGCATGGCCTGCATAGCATTAAAAAAGCCTAGAGCATTCTTAAGGCCCTCGAATACTTTCGATGGTTCTCCCTCTGGCGTTAACCATAAGGGCTGACCATTATTCCTTAACCACATCTCTTGTGCTGCTTGACCACCAAGAACAGCAGCCTGGCGCTGATAATCTTTATCTTTTATGTTTGGACATTTCATGATACTACGGATTAACATTGTTTGTTATTCTTCTCTTCTTCATTCTGCAAAGATGCATCATCTGCTTCAGACGACATAATACTGTTAAGGAAAGCTATATCCTCATCAGTCATATCAGAAGACTTCATATACCCGGAAGCAATATATTCAAGATCTTCTTTGCTGACTGTTGTGGTAGGTTTGATATCATCAACCAATAGAATTGGATTTTCCCTATTGTAGAAATCATCAACATTCTTACCACTATTCAAGATGAAATGCGTAAGGCTTTCTTCACCACGTTCAGGGAAGAAACGATTAAGTGTCTCGTTTGTGCCCTTACGCATGGCTAAGTGACTACTAACAATATCCTTATCATACTTGAAAGCATCTATCGGTGAAAGAATGGAAACAGATACTATGTACTTAGCAAGATTAGACAAATTATTCTTGGTACGCATGACAGCAGTAGCCATATCCTTGTCCTTGTTCTTGGATATGATTATATCAAGAAGCTTATTCATCTTATTGTATGCATGAACACGATCAGTAATGTTTTCATCAAGCTTTAGCTTCTGGATCTCGCTATTGTTGCTGAAACGCTTCATAAGGCTTACCCGGAACCATATCATAGCTTCATTGATACTGTTAAACGTCATATCATCATTGTATCCAACAATACGACCACCCTTAAGAGTAAATGGACGCTCAGCATAGATAGATAATGCAGCAAATCTTGCCTCTGCATTAGGTGGAGCAATCATTGAACCACCTTCTCCACTATTCACACTAACAATAACAGTGTTATTACCCCTCTGATCAATGACATCATAAGCAGCTTTACGTGCAGCTTCAATATCATCATCTTCAACCTTTTCAAGCTTAACAGAATTATTTGTCATAGTTGTTAGTTTGACAACCATCCCGTTATCTAACATATAGAAGCCATTCTTATAGTTGTGCTGTTCAACAGTAGTCTTAATGTAAGGCTCACCCTTATAGATTTGTTCAGCGCCATCAGCAGGAACACTAATAACATCCATATTCGTTGATACGGAATTATTGAATGCTGAGAACCCGGCACGATTATAAATCATAGATATCTGCTCAAAAGCTGTTCCGGAAGCGTTCTGCTTGAATGTTACCTTTCTGCCATAACGCTGATTATCTTCATTGACAAACGTTGTTATATAGAATGGATCAGTAAGGACATTCTTCATCTTATTCTTGACATAAGGGGTGGCATCTATCTTAAGAGCCAAGAAATCGAAAAAGCTATTTTTGATATTATCATCTGTAAGCACCTGATGCTCTCCCCTTCTGAAGCTTTCTGTAACAGACTCATAAATATCATTAAGACCATACTTGAAGGCATCCAGACCCATGATATCTGATATGCTACCCTTGTGATAATTGAGGGTATTAACGATCATCTCGTTATACCTGAATATATCCTGGATAGATATAGGCAACCTGGCAAATTCACTCTTAAGCTTCAATCGTTCTTGCTCTGTCATGCCAGCAGTATCACTCATCAATCCGACGTACAACCTTTCACCACGACCAATAGAGCGAAGCATATTGATAAACTTATTCCCGACAAAGTTATTATCAGCATCATAGAAAGCATTTGATATACCCTCATAGATATTGCGATCACCAGGAGGTACCATCTTTTCAAAATACATCTCCATTTGCTCACGGCTGATGAACTCTTCATCAAAGAAAGTTATGAAGTTAGACATTTGAAGTGATAACTTTTGTCTGTCTTCAACCTTAGCCATATCAAGTCTCTTATATGGTGATAGGTTATCATATCCAAGCTGCATGTTCTGACCAATAGGAGCCGCCATATAAACAATCCTTCTTTTTTTAGATAAAGATGCAAACCACTGATCAAGGACAACCATCGTTATGGCCTTATTGAACAACGCCTTATTGTTTGAATAAGGGAAATCGTTCTTTCTGACCTTGTCAAGGAACTCCTTAGCTAGAGAAAGAGTATTTGGATTATCATACAAGAACAAACCACCATGTATGTTTATATCCCTTGCCATTTGTTCAAGATAGACCTCAAGCATTGGGATACTGCGTATAACCTTATACAGATCAAATGCTTCGAATCGACCCTTAAGATGCTCAACATACCGCTTGTACTCTACAGAATCAACTTCATATTCAAGGATCTCATTATCGTTATTTTTGGCATAATCAAGCACCCTATCGAAATTGTTCTTATCATTGGTTAGAGAACGGCCAGAATGACCAAATTTAGCTACACTCATACCAAGAGCCAACTCGATGTTTTTACGTGAATAGTCAAACTTATTATCATTACCAGGTATACCATTACGCAGGGTTATGATATCACTTAATGAACGAAGAGCATCACCAGTAATCATCAGTGACTTCATTTTCTCAAGCTTAGGTAATGCCTCTTTATCTTCTAACTCCTCAGTAGCAAGATATAATGTTTCACGGAGCTTCTTATATTCTTCTACTTCCTTATCACCCGATGCATACGTCTTATAGATAAGACCGCTACGGATGTATTGATCAACGCCATAATCATCCGGAGAAAGCTGCTCCATATCATTCTCCTCGGCGAATTCATTATACTTGAAGATAAGATCTTTGACATAAACATAGAGATCATCCTTGGCCTTCTGAACGCTCACCTTATTATCACGGTAGTTCTTACTATTGATCTTTTCAATAGTCGAAACAACAAGATCATAAAGCTTATTATCCTTCTTGCTATAATGGACTGATTCACCCATGCTTGCCTGGTTGATAAGCCTACTGAGGACTGGATCATTGAAGAAGTCCTTTATCTCATGCAAGAAGTCATTCATGTCTTGACCAGCCTTTGGTCCAACAGCAACATAAACACCCAAGATATTAACCACTTCCGGAGTAACACCGAAACGGCCAAGGATATTGTACTTGTTATTATCAAGTGCTGCTTGTAGCCAGTCACCAAGACGAACAACTGTTGAATTACGACCCTTAACTTTTCTATCACTGATAATGCTCCTAATGTTGTCATCCATGATTGATCCTTCTAAGTTATCACCAATAGACTGTAACCATGATACAGCACTAAGAGTGTTAGCAAGGATACCAATAGCTTCTGCCCCTGCACGGTTATCATTATAGGTCTTATACATAGAGGCCAAGGTATTATCCGTATAGGTCTCATTCTCTTTACCCTCATCAGCAACATTACGGATATGATTGATACCCGATTCAAGGAATAGATTCTTGTCTGTGCCTTGATTCATATAGACATCTTTTACAACATCCATTATCTCAGACTGTAGTTTCGATATCTCACTATCATTCAATATCCCAGAAGCAGATAGATCCTTGAAATAAGTAGCCAACTGGTCAATATCAAAGTCAGAGTCATTCATGATAGCCATACCATTAGGAATGAATGCTTCATTGCCTCCCCAATGGATAGCAGCTACTTCCATGATAGCACCGGAACCAAGCCTATTTGAAGGTACACGGTTGGCATAGGTAGTAAGCGTTTCGTTGGCAGCCTGTACATACTCATGTATCTTCACAGCCATATCAAGTAAAATGTCATCAGTACCTTCGTACCCATACTCTTTGTAGTATTTTTGAGCAAGAACAGATGTGAAGAATGCTTCATTAATACCATTATCTTCAATCAATCCAATCAATTCACCCTTGGACATATTACGGATATTGACGGCCTTACCACCAATGTATAACGTGAACAGGTCACGAAGGCTTTGACCTTCTTTCAATCCAAACTTTTCAGCATATATGTATGGCATGATTATTTGACCCGGTACTGTTTTACCATCCTGCACACTCATATCACGAAGACCACGCACAGTGAAGGTTTCAAGTAATTTATCTTCCACCGCTTGACTGAAACGTTCAACACCAATAGGTGCTTTATCTCCATAGACATGCTTGATAGCATCTTCACGAGTGAATGCCATTGAATCACCTTCAAGATAATAAAGTTGATGGAACATACCTGTTGCTTGAACAACACGCATACCCTTGAATCCCTGCTTAAGAAGGTTCTTATTGATCTCTTTACGGATGTTCTGTATAAGGCGTGTCCTTAGCTGTGGAGCCTGTGATGTAACGCCATTCTTACCAAGCATCTCAACAAATTGACCAGGTACACGCGATAAGTCAAGACTTCTACGTGTATTGGTTCTTACATACCAGTCATACTGAGCAACAGCCCTATTAAGCTTATCACCATAATGCTGCTCGAGATCATCACGTGACCAGTCGATAGAACTAAAATCAAGACCGGAGACCTCAACTGGTAGATTAGTCTTTCCTATACGCTCACTCAACTGCTTAGAAGCAATATCATACATCTTCTTCTTGATCTTACTTATAGCAACACCTGGATTGTCACCCCATTTTTGTTGAAGTTCGCCAGTAAGAGTAGCACCAGAAACGCCAAAGAATGCTTCCTGCTGTGCGAATGGTGCTTGTGGCTTGCTATCATCGAGAGGCTGTTCGGCTGATAGGATAATACCCATAGAATCATAATAGAGATCCTCTGACACAAGACCACCTTCGGGATAACGGTTACCGGTATTATCAAGAGGGTTGTACCTGTTGATAGCTTTCAATCCTGCCTTACGTGTATTTTCTGTATTGAATCCGTAACAGATACTTTCAACAAGAGCATTATAGACATCTTCACCATACTCTTGTGAACGAATAACAAGCTGATGCATCTCATTCATCGCTTCATCAAAAGTAAGACCTTTATCAAGAAGACTTTCAAAGGTATCAAGCCATGAGAAATTCTCTAGCTCAGTACCAATGAGATCCTCCCTTTCGCTAAATCCTTCCGGGAGGTGGTTATCCTGTGAAGCGAGCATATCCATTTGCATATTGTAATAGGCCCTATTATTCATGAAATCATCCTGTGTGATAAATTTTCCAGCATGTTTGATAATACTTACACCACCACGGAGTGGGTCACGATGGATATAGAGCGTTTTAATCATGCTTCCATTACCAGTAACAGAATAATCTCTGCCACCAGCAGACATATCATAAAATTTACGCCACAGACCACTGATAAACGACTGCCCATCAGTACCTCTCTTCATAACCTCTTCATTCTTTCCATCAAGAATGGTTTTGTACTCAACATCATTGATAGTTATCGCATAACCTTTCTTGGGTAATGAACCGACATTATTTCCATCAATGGTCACATCTGTTGATAGGTTAATAGTGGGGGTATTAAGGACGCCTGTGCGCTTAACACGGTCATAGAGATCCCTATAGTCAGCCACACCACCGTTGATGTCTGAAAACGCCTCATTCGTGATATGGAAAGCAAGGTAATAAGCAAAAAGACCATCGTTAACCGTTTTTCCAGAGAACGGCTGACTGGTAGTACCAAGAGCAAGGATGTCTTTCAGGTGTTGGCTGTCAGTAACATTGTGCTGCTCCATATACTTGGCCGTAGCCTTATAGTCATTCAAGAAAAGATCAACGATAAGCTTATACTTTTGCTCTTTGGACATCTTACTATCATTTGCTGCCTTGATGATAGCCTTCCTGTTGGATGAATTGTATATGCTCTCTCCGGCTGACTTGTTAGGGATAGCATCAGCAGCTGTATGACCAATACCAAAACCATCATTACCAATTAGTTTAACCACGCTAGTCTTATCAAGATTGGACTGCTGAACATAGTCAATGATCTTTTGACGGACATCTGCACTTACAGCGTTGAGGGCTGCAGCTATCTGTTTGTCCACATTGGAGATAAAGCCAGCTCTTGATGGTGTCCTTGTCTGTTTAAGATTACCCTTAATAGGCAATGCTATCATGAAACCATCACTGCCAAATTTATCGTTAAGCTCACTAATTAAGCCAATGAAACCATCATAAGAAAGCTGAACACGTCTGTCAACCTTTTTTGCTATTAGTTCAAGCTGTTTGAGAATGACATCCTCATTGATTAGGATCATCTTGTTTCTTCCCTTACCAGAAAGATAAAACATAGCCTTACCATTCATCTGATGAGTCATATGATAAATACGACCAGTATCAGCAATAGTCATTATAGGAGTTGTAATACGTTGGTAACGATAAGAACTTTTCGTAAGGTTACTAAGAAATGCCTGTATACCCATGATCATCATATCCGTAGTGGTAAGGTCATCGGTGCCACGAGTAAAGCCACCATAGTCACGACGCATACCGTACATATCCTGAATATGCTTCAAATGCATTCCATTTTCACTCTCCTTACCCTCAACAAGATTAAGTAGATATGGGGATAGGACTTCTCCCGATGATGAAACAAATGGTGATACCTTCTTAGCCTCCTTACTGACTGACAAGTAATCATTGAAGCCAACACGCTTCATCTCACCAATGCTATTGGCGATTACCTTAATCTGTTGGCCAGCACCGTCAATCATCTCATTAAACTTATTTTTTTGCTGCAAGACATGCTGTGGCTTACCATCAGCCCTAAAGACCTGTACACCAGTAGCAAGACCAGCCTGTGATGCTGCCTCATGAGCGATGGCGTTAATAGCTGTATAGAACTGTGATGGGATAGGGAATGGATAACCCATGGAAGTCATCGACTCACCATCAATAGATGAATATGAATTATAAATACCCTGTACACCAAGTTTTTTGACATAGTCATTTACCTTCTCACTCAATGGGGAGGCTGCCTTGACAATACCCTCTTTTAATTCATCAAGCGTGACAGCATTGTTATTCAAGTATATCTGATTCTTCCTATCATCATGGTCAAGTGATTCTAAGAATGCTTCAACTTCGAGAACATGATCAGTAAGGCTGGCATGCTTTTCATATTTCTTACCACCAATAGCAATAGAAACCTTAGAAACGCTGTTCTGCGCATGGTAAGAATAGATAGTGTTAGCCAGGAACGCTGCTATGAATTCACGAGGGGTCATTTCACCTTGTATGCCACCACTCAATGAAGCGGTATGAGCACCCTTAAGTTCATCCCATGATTGTGCTTCTATAAACTGACGTAGGACATTATCCGTTATCACTTTATTTCCAAGACCAAGGACATTCTGTATTTCATGGATATGGGCAATAATCTCATCAACCTCTTGTTTGGTGAGCATAGTACCACTAGTAACAAATCTATTGCCTACATTAAAGACATACTTATCTTTTTCAATCGAGATAAACTTAATAGCCCTCTCTGTGTCCATGCGGCCACCTCCAATAGAGATATTTCCTTTATCAGACACATGAATCCTATCATGGAAACGCTTGATCTTGTTACGATCAATAAACAGCCCATCGGTAAGCTTTGTATTCAATTCATCCTTGATACGTTGACGGGTGGACTCGTAGATATTATTACCATACTCAGTGAATGTGTAAGTAAACCCAATCTTCTCATTACCCTTCACAGTAACCTTTGAGTTATTGTTCTTGATATATGACGAGTTGACATTCGCAAGAGCAACAAGGAAGTTTATAATGCCTTGAACCCTTTTCTCATCAAGCTTTCTTTCGCCATTAAGATGCTTGCTGGCAAGGTCATAAAGGCTATACATCTTACCATCATTGAACTCATCAATGAAATAACTATCACTACCACTAAAGAACTTTGCATTGAAAGCAGCAAGAGCCTCAGTGTAACGACTACGATATGTACCATCATCATTCAATTGACGACCATATGTTTTCATGACTTCCTCAATAGCTTCCTTAAAAGCATCAAGCCGACTAAAACCATCATCAATCTTACGGCCATCATAAATCTTAGAGGCTACCGTACCAACATCCTTCATGACCTGGTTCATGACACGTTCATCAACCATACGCATATCTTCCATATTGTATGAATGAACAGTCTTACCATTCACCTTTGATACCTTCATGGCCGGGATCATCTTTAACTGCAGACGAATAGCAGCATTAAGACCATCATTCATGGGGTCAGCATTAGTCCAGTCAAAAGCATCACGTACAACCTTACCCCTGCCAAACGTATTATTCTTTGCGTTCCATGTAGGCATCATATGTTCAAGGATAGTATCAATATTATCCTTTCTGTTTAGATACCACATACGATAGTTGGCTTGTGCTTCTTTCCGTTGTTCCTCGGTACTACCACTAATGGTTTTATCATAGATATTATCTACCTCTTCTGGCTTAACATCCTTGATGGTTGTTTCAACATCGACACCACCACGTTTGACCACAATAGGCATCGAGCCATATTCATCTTCAATCTCCTTACTTTCTTTACGTACACGATCAATGGCCTCATTTATCGTCTCTGTTCCAAATGCTGGATCATTACTTAATGGAGAATACGCATGCAATGCCATCGTAGTAATATCTACTGCACGGATAACATTATCCCTCATTGTTGGCAATGATTGCACTAAAGTATTATACCTATCTATACGGTCTTGCTTTTCCTCGTACAATTCATCATCAGTCTCTTCATACTCTTCTTCAACATCCTCAGCCTCTTCAAAGAACGTCTCTGATGTGCCAAAGGTGGCCTGTGTGGCCTTTTTAGCATAGCGACCAGTATAGATATCGTCATACAATCCCTCAAGCGTCTTAGCGTTCTTATGTGCGAATCCAACAAGGTCCTTCAACCATGTCATGAAACGTTGAAACAGTGTCGGTTTTTTGTTGGCTTTATCTCTTGCAATAGCATACTTAGCAAATCCATCACCAGCCATCCACTCTTCAAGATCAATACCTTCAAGACGTTTACCTGTCATCTCATAAGCTTTCTCTTTTGCTTCCTGTTCATAACGAACCTTAGCTTCGGGATCCAGAAGGTAATTCCACACAACATGGAACGTCTCATGGTAGGGTGTGGACATACGTACACGGCCAGCAAAAGACGCTAACATTATGCGCCCATCCTTCATAAGACCGGTAGCACGCATACCGTCAATGCTTATCATCCCTTCATGAATATCAAGCATATCACTAGCGAAATGACCACCAAGCATACGTTTAAGAGCTTTACTGGACTCTTTTTCGGTTGTGAAATCAGTATCAAAAGCATCAGCACTAGATTCTTGTGGTCTAGCCCTTTTCTTTCTATTGCTCTTGCTTTCAGACTCAACATTTGTTTCTGAAGAGCTTACACCTTCAATAGTGAAGTAGTAATGAGGATAACCAACATGCTTAGCATAGGTATTATAACTCGATGTTGGACCTAACTGAGGAATATTATTTTTTATAATAATTGGTGTATGTAGATACTTCGCCCAGTCACCATAAATAAGATTGATAATCGTTTCAAGGTTATCCTTCTGCTCCTTCAGTGTGCTACCTACTGGATTGACATATTTGCCACTGAACTCCACATAATCCGAATATTCAGGTAGTTTAGTTTTTATGATATTACGGTTGTTCAGTAATATCTGATAGGCATACGTGCTAATGAATAACTCCATAGCACTACCATAGATTCTTTTTACTACCGGGTCGCCACTAAGAGGCTTATCGTAATCGGATATTGTATTTATGGCATCCAAGTCCTCACTCTTTTGATTGGCAACTTTATTTGGATCAAGCTTAGAAGCATAGACGGTAACTCTTTCACCACTACTCTTGGCATCCTTGTATGGACTATGAGTTACATAAACCATGAAGCGCCCCTTATCATCATAAACAGTCAATCCACGACTGATATCAATAGTGACATCACCATTCTCCAACACATCATCAAGAGGCTTGAGAGTGTTACCATATTCAACACGTGAACGACTGCTACTTATATTCTCAACATTGCCGATGGTAATTTCATTATTTTGAGAGCTATCATGCATTTCACGCCCTCTATTACGCAAGCGTGATATGGCTATCTGTGCATTACGCTGGTTTATAACCATGGCTTTTTCGGGTCCATCATAAGCAGCATACCCATCAATGATAGTCTGTTCATCGATATCTCTACCACCAGCAGTAGATATAGTCATTGGAGACTCTTTACCCAACACCGGTCTTTGTGTAGGCAAGGCTAATGCTGATACGTATGTATAGGCATTAAAAGCCTTTTGAAATTCATCAATATTCTTGATTGCTTTCAAACGCCTAATAACATTCTTTACTGAACCATCTTTAAGGTCGTTAAGTTTGATTACGTTGATACGACTCTTAAGCGCTTTATAGCTCTCTGTCTGCGCACGGATAAGGAGCATATCATCATAGGTTTGCATATTGCCATCCTTATTGATAGCATTACCCTTGCGTAGATATTTAAGGGAAAGAGTTAATCCAAGCCTTTCTCTCTCTTGTATAAGGAATGCATGCATGGCTCTTACCTCACGTAGATTCATCGTTTTATGATCAACACCATCGGGAACAATAACATTATATGTTGTTCCATAAAGACCACTACCTTTCTCCCAAGCAATAGCTTGTGATTTGCGTACCTGCTCTGGTGTTTCCGGATTATCCATAGCGTTAATATCCGGGTCAGTACCATATGTCTTACCAAGAATAGGATCATCATATGGGGTTGCAACTTCTTTGACTTTCGTTTTTGGTGCTTTTTGATTGGTATAATCAGCATACAATCTTGTGGCTGCATCAGAGATCTCCTGCATTGTTGCATTAACACGCAATGATGTAAGCCCTATATCGGTACCATTAAGCTTGAATAGGTACTCATCATACTCATCTTCCTCTTGCACACGGGTAGTGTGATATGAAAGATTGATATTATTCTGGCCATCATTGATAACGATACTGCCAGTGGTAGTGATAAGCTCATCTCTATCGTCAGGCATCTCCGGTTTCTCAGAAATACTTGGCTTTATATACTCATCACCAAGGACAAATTCTTGATTACGCGCTATTTCTTTGCGTAGATTCTCACGTTTCTCATTGAGGATACGTATCGTTGAAGCTTCATCACCAACACTTGTGGCACTCATCTTTAAAGGATCAGTCTCAGTATATGTTTTAGCCTGGTCAGACATATTAATGCCAACATAACCCGATGAACGACCAATAGCGGTATACATAGCCGTAGAGGCTCTGGACATACCTATCTCCTTCATATCACCATAATAGGTCATGATATAGACCTCTTCGGCTCTAAGACCTTGTATGATATGCCTTTCATCAGCACCATCAGGAAGAAGGACAAATGCCATACCCTTATTGATAATATCCTGCATACCAGGATTATTAGCAGAAAAGGCTTTCAAGTCGTTGATATCATAAAATACCAAAGCTTTGCTTTCATTCTTTGACGCATTGAAGGCTGTGTAGACATCATTGCTACTACTGAAATACTGAACACCTTTGAGAACACCATCGACCTCTTTATGATAAGTCATTGGAAGTGAAATAATACTAATAGTGCTATTCATGGCTCTATTAGTATTGATTTGTCTCTTCCAAAAGTCTGTATGCTTCTTAATCATTTGTGATGCAGTACTCCATTGTTCACTAAGCATGGCTGTCTTAGGTGCACGCTCCATGATAGAAGGATAGCCACCTTTATCATTCTTTGGCCGCATCTGATTCATGTCGGCCATGATGATTATACGCAACTTACCCTTGCTTTTTTGAGAAGCATCTACAAGAGCCTGCCGTGTTTTCTCTGTGAGTAGTGACCCCTCATCAACTATCCAGGTCTGGTTTTTAGTAAGATCTAAGCCATCAAGCGTTTCTATCTTGCTTGTGATATTAAACTTATCAACCTTCTTTCCATCCGGATTGAAGAGCTTCTGCATATCATTACGTAGCTTTTCACTAGGAGAGAAAAAGTATACAGCCCCACCCTTATGTGCTTTCGATAATTCAAGTATTTTAAGCGCATTGTAGATAACCTGCTTCGTTTTACCTGTACCATAATCACCAGGGATTATGATGGCGTTAGGGATCATCGCTGTGGACGACAAGGGCTTCTTATTGTTGGCAGCAATAGCCTTATAACTGAAAGCTTCTATCTGACTGAGAACACGTGATCCGGACTCAAAAGCAATAATCGAATCTTCAACAACTTCCTGCTCATAAGTAGACACATCAACGTTATAATTCTTTAATGGATCATACAACAACTTCCTCTTAGACATGATTTGTTGTGCACTAAGAGCACCATCAAGCTGAACAAGAAGATTGACGTAATGAACAATGGCCTCCATCTTCACCTTGTTATCAGCGGATTGAGTAGCTTCAATAGGTGTAAGCTGTGAACTGACATACCGCAACTCATTAACATCAGACACAATCTTCGGCTCCATTTTCTTTGTAGCATGGTTCTCCTCTTTCAGACGAACAGAGGTGAACTTACCATCGTGACTATTAAAGCTTAATGGTAGACGTATCTCATCCGATGTGGATGTCTTAGCGATGTTTTCAGCCAAAAGACGTATGGGTTCATAAAGCTTATCACTATTCTTACTGTTGCCAAAGAGCTTATCTTTATGCTTATGAAGAACAGTCATAACATCTACAATAGCCTTACGACCATTATCAAATATCTTACGTTCTGCATCAGTAAGTTCGCCCTCATTCTTCATAATCTCCTCGGTGACGACAAGACGTGTGAGAGCCTCTTTCTGCTCAGCAGTAATGAATGTGCCTATCTCCAATCCAAGGCTCTCCATCCATAGAAGGGTCTTTGCTTGATGAGCATGTATGAGCATGCCAGTCAAAATACTTTTTCTAGCTGAACTTAAAGCATCTAATCCGGATTTACGCTTAAACTCATCATACTTCTCCTCAATATTTGAAAGGGTTGAATTAAACCCTTCACCTATTGAACCAGTAGCCATATTCTCTACAAACTCTTGCTCATCAGCACTTGAATGTTTATTGAAATTATCCTGGCCATGAAGACGTTCAGAGATAACCTTGGCAGTCTTAAGTTCATTAATTATAGACATGTATGAGTCTATAATATTTTTATCTTCTTGAATGTTTCGCTGTTCTAAAGTATAAGGATCAACACCATCCTTAATAGCGGTCACATAAGCCAAAGACTCATCAAGCTGTTTCTGTGTCTCCTCAATTAACAGGTTATAAGCATCTGTGATAGTCTTACCGGTACTGAGAGAGGCGATTTCTTCTGCAAGCTTGAACTTATATTCCGCCTCCTCATTATATACTGGAGAGGTAGATACTTTTGCATTGTTCAATTTATTTAATGAGGCTATCTCATCATACCTGTTTTCATTGTTAAACGCACGATAGCGATTATAAAGTTTTTCGACTTCTTTTACGGCATTCTTGTCAGCATTGCCAGCCCATTCAGCATAACCATTAATACTATTTAATTCGGGAAGTTTACCATCAATAGAGGCATCAGCATCATTGATCGCTTGGATGATATTGGCTATGAATGGATTATTACCCTGTCCTTCTTCAAGTGATTTATAGAAAGCTGTGTTTGCTTCATTAATGGCAACAAGATTAGACAGGTTTGCTTTTGCTCTATCAAACAAGCCGGAAAAACGCTCGATGACAGGATTCATCTCAGTAGGATTGATTCTTGCTATATCTTGCTGTACAGACATTACATCTTCAAGATTTAACTCTTCAAGAATAGAGGATGCTTCTTGTCCATTAATCTTCTGGTTAGCAAGATATCTTTCCAATACTTCTGATGCTTTTTCATATGCCTCGATAGTTTTTGAACCATCATAAGGCTTCTCACCACTATAATAGCCATTAAGTTCTTCAAGCTTTGCGGCACGTTGCTGCTCAATATTGTCCCTAAAGCTATTCATAAGATCGTATGTTTTCTTCAGATGCAAATAATGCTCTGAGGTCTGTAATAGCTTATTATAATGATCTACAACAGCCTTTACCCTTTTAAGATCACCTTTCTTTACATCCTTATCAAAATCAGCACCAAGATCTCTCCTAGCAAGAGCAACAGCCTGGTCATAGGATGTAAGCATTGACTTCATGCTATCATTGATAGCCTCTGAATAAGACGTGCCTGCCTCATGTTTGATATAATAATCTAAAGCAGCCTTAGTCCTCTTGACATTCGATTCAAGAGTATCCAATTCTTTTTTGTCAGCATCATTAAGCTCATAACCTTCAACAGACATAGAGGCTTTCTTTGCCTCATACGCCTCCTGCGCTTTGTCATATGCCACAGCGTTTTTAAGCGCATTAGAAGCCATAAGTTTCCCATTGGCGTCATATATCTGCCGAAGCATTATATTATTCAAATCACGGGCATTATCTAGCTTATGACGCTGCATGACAAGACCTATAGTCTCTACCTCATCGACAAAATCTTTAATGTTCATGTCAGCAACATTGTCAATCAACAGTGAGCCGTCAGGCTGTGCAGTACCAATAGAATAATCCTTATACCTTACAGCCTCTTCAGCGCTGACAACGATAGGCTCAATACCCATCTCGGAGAGCTTCATATTCTTTGGACCAAAAGCACCATTCTCTTTCTTGGATTCCTCTGCGGCCATCTTCGTAAAGACACCAATATTGCCATCAATGAATTGATCGGCTACCCATCCACTACGTTGAATATCACGGACCTTTTCAAGATTTTCTCTTTTGTAATATGGATCATTTATCTTACGGATACCATCATTAAAGCCAGTAGCCAATGCAGTTAGAACAGCTGTTTCCAACATCTGCTCTGGATTGATGATGCCCTGTTTCCCATAAACCTCCGTAATACCGGTAGTTATGTCCTCACCATAATACTCAGGCTTCATCTTCTCAACAACCCAGTTGATGAAGTTATAACCCATATCTTCAAAGGTTTCTTGAGGAACTTCTAAACCAACAGCCTTACCAACGTCAACAAGCTTAGCAACAGCTGGTTTAGTGGTTGCATTCTTAAATGCTTTACTACTAAGGAACTTCTTACCCATATCTTTTCCGAGCTTGACAGCACCTTCAGTAGTGACCTTACCACCATAATCTTTCAGCGTCTGATTGACTGTTTGTTTGATCTCACGCTTTAATTCACCGGCAAACTGGTTATCAAGACTCTTAAAAGCCCACATCTTACCAACAACATACTCAGAAGCAGCTACCATAGGCAAAGCAGCCGCCATAGCAACACCAATAGTCCTATCATCAAAGCCAGCATCACGCATAGATTCGTAAAAACTACCAACAGCCTGTATAGTACCAATACCTGTAAATGCAGCCATGCTACCACCGGTAATAACACCAGCACCAAGCTGTATAGCAAGGTCACCAACTACCTGGCTAGTATTATATATCAATGAACGCCAATCTTCAAGAGCACTAGTATTCTTATAGAACTCGGATTTGTTATGTTCAAGGCCCTCGAAATAACCAATAATGTTATTCATGGCACGATTACGCTGAACCCAACGTTCAGGATGGCGCATCTCTTTCAACTGATTCCTGCGACCAATATCCATCGTATGCTCCAAATAGTTGAACAGATCCAGTAGCTCAGCTTTATCATTCTTTTCTAAAGCATCCTTAAGCCGTTTCTCATGCATCTTATTACCACTAATATACATCATGAGTTTCTGAATATACTTAGTGTAATCTTCATCTTCATTGAAGATAGCCATGTCATCGGTAGCAATATTGCTTAGACCGGCAACAACATTAGCTGCTGACTTACCAAAACGAGCGCCAGCATCAATAATGTTCTTGAATGAGTTAATGATAACATTTGTACTGTAATCAGAAGGCATACCAAAGAAGGTACTCAACTGTTCATAACCAAAAGAATCATCACCCCTATCAAGTTGAACGAGAATACTTGATTCGCCACCATTGCGTGGATCGGGATGGAAAACATATTTGCCTTCAAATTCCCATCCAGGCTTCTTCTTCTCATAACGATAACCATCTACAAGCTTTGGATCGGGAACGGCATACTCACTAAGACTGTAAGCATACTGATTATCGCTCATGACCCTTCCAGGACCATTATTGATAGAAGAGAACGTTAGTGGTGTGTGTGAGACATGACTGCCTTCTGCGATCCTACCGGGCGTATAAATGTTTAAGGCTTTCTCAGTATAAATCCATGAGGGATCTGTCATCCTATATTCAAAACCCTTATCATATACGTTCTTTAAGGCTTTGGCTTTTGCATATGCTATATCAAACTCTTTTGCATTCAATGAGTTTGGATTCTCAGGATTCTCTACATAATTAGAATACGCCTCTTTATCTTGAAGGATAATTTGATCTCCTACGTCGAGGACGTTGAGGGCTTTATCTATGGAATAATTGTTTTCTAAGGCATAGCCTAAAAGGTCGATAGCTTTGGGTTGAGACATCGCTGTATGTGTTTTATTGTTAGTGGTAAAAATCAATATTCAGCATTCAATTCTTCATCGGTGAGGTATTTGTCTGTTCCAACAATACGCATAGAATCGCTAGCAGTAGGATCTAAAGACATATTTCGTCTTATTTCCTGGAGACGTCTTATTGAATTTGGAGCATTATCCATACTAAATCCAAATTTAAGTCTGGTATCCTTTCCAATATCCTTAATTGAATTAGGCGTGATATATGTTTGCAATTCTTCCGATGATTCAGCATCCGGATCATAAGAAACTGATTGGGCTATAAAGCCATTTATTATCTCTTGTGCCTTTTGAGTGTTATAAAATGATGCTTTGGTTTCTTTATCCATGATAGCTTCTGGATAGACAGGTATCTTAACCTCAAAATAGATCCGACCATCTTTTTCTTCTATCCCAGCCTCGCTTCTACTTCGTGGATCATTACCAACCTCAATCATCTTCTTAAGGGAGTATGGTTTTCCATTAAGGGCAACCACATTATCTTTCCATTGACCTTTCACCATACCTGAGTTTACTGTAGCTGAATTAAGCATTATACCTCTTGCGTCATTTTTGTCAATACTGTATATAGCTGTTATGTATGATGCATCAGTATTATCAGACATGCTAGCTCTATTGCCGTCTATCTCCAACTTACGTGCAACCATGTATTCAGTTGTGACACCTTCAAAGACGGCATCACCAAGACCTATTGGTATATTATTAGGTGAATATCCTCGACCACCAAACGCTAGAAATGGAACACCAAGTTCATCAAGCTTGTGAAAAATAGGTTCGTTCTTATTATTTTTTAGAGGACCAACCATGTTCTCTATAATCTGCGTAGGATAAGTATGACTATCAAAATTCCCTGCATGAACAAGTAATTCTTCTTTAATCTGTTTAGGACCCCAGTAAAATGTTTGACGTGCATTTGCTCCTGGTCTTTTATTGGCAACCTCTGTACGCATTCTCAACACCTTTGGATTAACCATAGTTGCCAACGACTCAGACTGTAGAAGCCTATTATAAGACTCTGTATTGCGATAAACAGTTGTTGAGGGTGTAAAGGTAATCTGACCGGTAGCCGCTGTCCTAGCATCCATCACAACCTGTGCCTTGACAAGATTATTGAACTTATTAGCTAGCGCAACACCAACCTTACGTTGGAACATACGCTCGTCATCACTAAGATTGGGGTCCTGGCTCTTTTGTTTTGCATATGTTATCGCATGAGTAAGCTCAGATACACTACCACTGAATTCAAACTTTTTATCCTTATCGCCAACCTTCTCTTTCACTACCAAGTCACCTTCCGGAATAGATATATTTGAAGCAATAAGGCGTTCAGCAGCACGGTTAAGGGCTTCTGCAGGAAGCATCTCAAACATATTATTAACCTGTTCCTGGATATTTTTCTGATTGGTAGTAACAGTCCTTTTAGTAAACCCTGCACCATTAAACTCACTACTTAGTTGATTAACGCTTTTAGCATGACCATTAGCATCATAGAAGGTCTCAGTGGTGATATTTTTGCCATCAAGGAATTTTTTCAGTGTTTCAGTATACTCCACATCAGACTGTGAACGTAAAATAGGCTCATAAGTAATAGGACGGCCATTATTATCGGTTGCCGTAAGTTTACGCCTAAAGTCCATAAACTTGCCTACACTCATGACTCGACCATCATTATCATTGTAGACTAATGGCACTGAAGCATTATCAAAAAGACCATTGGCCGCAATATTGGCATTGTTTGTACCAGCAGCAATAGAGCCATAATCAAAGTTTAGTAATGGCGCATCAAGCTTTCCATTATCGGTAGCATACTTGAGATCATCCTCATAATACTTCTTATCATCTTTCGCCGACTCAGCATAGATATACAGTTCAGAACGTTTAGCAGCAAGCTGATTCATACCCATATAATAATCGGAGATTGCCTTCTGTCTTTCATCCTCTGTTGCAGTATCAGAGAATATTATCTTATTAACGTCTGAACGTAACATCGCCTGCTGTTGATCAATACTTTGATATAGACTATTAAGTGCTTCATTAGCACCAACAAGCCCTTCAAGCTTATCACTAAACTTTGAATTATCACTCATAAATTCAGATGCCGGATCTCTCTGCTTGGATGCATGATAACCCATAGACGATAAGGAACCACCACCTGTTGGTTGTCCGAAAGGAAGTATTACCGGTGATAATTGACCGGTAAATATTTTAGGTGCTTTATACAGTGCCATTTGCTTATAATTTATTAAGTTCACCTTTAGCATACATCCTAATCTCAGGATCACTAGACAATAACATCTGCTGATACATCTCCCTTTGTCTTTGTAATGTTCCTTGCTGATACATGGCTAAACCAAATTTGTTCTGTACGATACCATTAAGATTAGCGCTGATATTCTGTCCAGCACTCGAAAGAACCTGGTTGGAAAGGTTACTCTTCATCTGCTGGAAAGATAGACCTACCTGTTGATTGAATGCCCCTATCTGGTACTTATTGGCAGCATTGACCTCATTAACACGGTTCTCAGCAGCAGTATTAATCTTATCAATATCCGTTCTCAATTGCTCTATGGATGCTGATGCCTGATTCGTTGCATTTACACCAGGAGCAATAGTGGATGGTAATAATTCCTGCCTTCCAGAACGATAAAGACTATTCCTTACTGCCGACATTTGTGAGTTTATATTCCCACTCGATGCGGCAGCAAGCTGAGCACCACGGTCACGGACCTTTGATGCTGTAATAGTAGGTGCTGTAAGTGGCATTGGTGCTTTCATCTTATTAACCTGGTTCATGCCATAAATGCCAGTGGCCAGTCCAACACCAGCATTAACAAGATTGATAATATTTGCAGCCTTGGTCGATTGCTCAATACTAGATAGTGGCTTTTTCATAGAAGATGTAGTTGTTTGTACTTTTTTATCAAGAGCACCATTAGATATTGCTCGCCTTGTTACATTAGTAGCAATATCCATCGAAGAAACAGGTTTGGTAACAGTTTTCTTTTCGGGTGTCAGATTACTTTTTATAATAGGCGAGGGAACGTCATTAAGAATAAGTTCTTTCCCATTCTTTGACGCTATTTCCATATCAACCGAGCTACCATCATCAGGATACATGGAATTACTTTTATAGAAGATACCATCGTCTATTTCTCCAATAGATTGCCCTCTTTGTTGAATAGGATTGACAGCCAATATTCTTGTTATAAATGGAGTCATAGTTGTTTACTTTAAGCCAGTCAGTGACCGGATATTGTTAATACTTGCTTGAAGGTTGTTATCACCATTCAATCGTGCCTGGTATCTCCTATCGTAATCCTGTTGTTTTTTCTGACTATTGACATTCATGATGGTTCCAACGCCTGCAGCAATGCCGCCAACACCAGCAGCGATAGCGCCTGGAATAACGCCAACACCTGTTGCTGCAAGTCCACCACCAACACCAGCCAGCGATACGCCAGCAGTAGTAAGAATAGAACCCCAATTATTTTCTTTGGGAGGGTTATATATTGCCATACGATTTAAGTATAAGAGATTAGAAAATCTGTGATACAGTTGTTTATATATATCCGATCAGTACCGGAATATTTTATTGTCACCTTAAGCCATGAACCTCTCATTGTTGCACCAGGTTCAAAAGCAGTGAAAGCGCCTGTTCCATTGGGACCATCATTAGTAGAACTCTGTACATCTATTGGTATCTTCCATTGATGCTCTTCAAAGATAGGAGTTTTCCAGAATTTTGCTACATCATTAGTGTCCGTTTCTATACCACTAAGATCCAGTGACGAACCTTGGTATTCAGTCTCCCATTCAACTTTCCTAAAAAAGTCTGTATCCGGGTTATGTTTAAGGATATTGTCAGAAGCAAACAGTCTATGAAGAATAAAATCCTTCTCAATGTTGCTCAGCCCTTTGCTTGAACCATTGACGTAAAAGGTTAATACGAAAGGTGCTTGGTCTCCATTAGCATATAAGTTATAGTTCGCTCCAGTTTCCGGTTCTTGAACATAGCGATTAAGACCTTTGCCATGCTGCATATTAATATACTTACGATACATGAATAGGCGTCCATTGAACATCATAAAGATGTTTGGCGTATAATCATAAAAGCCCATGAATACTTGCCTGCGCTCATCATACACAAGCGTATGTATACCATGTGTTGGAACCATAAAGTTGAAGTACACGAGTCCTCTATTAGCGTCATATCCACTAGTAATGCCAGAGAACATATCACTATCATCAAAAATAGAGTCAATAAGCGATGATACATTTGCTATCCCCATGTCAGCAAAAGCTTGATGAAGCGATTTACTCTCTAACAAATCATCAGTATTGTAAAAGTATGTACCATTATCGCTGACAACAAGAGATGTTGACCATATCTTTTTGCGTTTCCAGTCAACGCCATAGAAGCCTTTTCCGCCCTTAACGATGCTCGATGGATGTTGTGTACCATATTGAGCTAGAAGGCGCGTCTTGTTACGCAATACGCCCGTATCACCTATAATTATAGACTCACCATCTTGACCAACTTTTAGATTGCCATCCTGGTACAACTGATGGATGCCATTATCATGAACAGTGAATAAACTTGTTGAATGACTTACAAGCTTACGGATAGGGCCGGACTCCAAGCCAACATTGATAAATTGTCCAACAGGTATGTTACAAAAGGCATCTTCGTATGACCCGGAATGGTATATATTTGACCAGTAAACAGCATTTGGTTTACCGGTTACCGGTGACATGAGATTTGTATCTATACCAAAACGTACTGATGTACCCCATAATTGCTGATAACCTTCATTGTACAGCGTCGTCTCTTCTTCAATTTTTGATGACCGTGAATCAAAAGCAAATTGCTCTCTACTGAACCCCATGCGAGAAGCATATGGCCAGAATGAATCCTCATCACCAGGGCAACGAAGATTATGATTGATAGTACACTCAAGGTACATATCCATCATCTGCCCTAAAAGGTAGTTATCCTTATAATCATTACCTTCTTGGGGTATATGAGTAATGCGATTGAGCCGTAATGACACTCTCTGTGCAAAAATATCACCACGGTAGTAATCGCCGACAGGATTTATTATTGATTGGAGACACTTAACACTCCCAATAGGATGATATGTCGAACCAATAGGTTCAAAAAGACCTTTCAAGGTATTATAAATATCACTGGCATCAGGATCATAAACATACTTCTCATTAATAGTATGAGCATAAGTAAGACCTGTTAATGGTTCATCAATAATGGCATCATTACATTGGAAATAGAAATATGGTGCTGACGACATAGAAAGGTTTGTCATGATAACAGGCAGTGGCGTGTGCGCTGCACCTCCATATGGATTCCATTTATCATACAATATAGAAGTAAAACTTGCATCAATAACCCTTGGCGCAAGCATTGCACCATCATCCTGATCATTGGTAAACATGAGCCTGTTAAGCATCAATCCAGCATTGGTGAGGGACAAGCGACTACGCCCATTTATTGTACTGTTTATATAATCAGTGTTATAATTTGTCTGTGGATAATCACCGAATATCTCACACATACCTTTCATGCGACTGATACACCCATTACTATCCGGGAATAATCGATCACGTTCTACTCGATACATTTCAACAAGCGATGTCTTGATAGCATCATCAGCAAAATAAGTATCACTTGCTTTCATTGTTGTGTTACCTACTGCATAAAGATATTTCTTCGAGCTATAAACATCTTCAAATGATTTATGTACTACTTTATCGTTTGTTGAATAAGAATAATCCTCCTGGGCTATGTATCCAAGTGAGCGTACATATCCGGAAAATATAACATCTGTGCTGTTTATCTCATCGGGTGATATGAAAGCAAATCTTGTACACTCCATTGCATTGTTTGCAAGCAAGGTGGCTGAATCCGTAAGAGGATCGCCCGCATATGTAAAACAGCTTGAAAAATAGACTCTTTCTTTATGCGTTGTATGATGAATAGCAGTACCCACAGCACCAATACTATGATTAAGACCATCATTGGCAAAATCAACTTTATTAAAATAAGGGGCAACATATGTGATTTGTCTATGGTCAGTAAATGGATGAACACGACCATCCCGTTCCATCCATCGTATAAGATTAACAGGAAATGTAAAGATGTTCTTTTTGGAATCATCACCCTCATCAATTGTGTTTGTGCTGAATGAATAAGGACTTAAATGTGGGAACATCGTCATAGATTCACCATCACCTAAAGCAATTATCTCATGGGCAAACATCTTAGTCTCATCACCACCATTATTTACAGTATAGGTACCAAATTTGGATGGAACAGAAGCTACACGGTCAATCATATTCAGTGTTACACCCTGGCTAATAAAATTGATTATCCTCTCACCCTGCATAAAAACAATACCGGTTATATTTAAACCACTAAATCGATTGAGGTATGCTTGTGCTTCCGTAGTGTCAAATGTTACTCCAATCATTTCCAGGAATAAACGCCTTCTCCATGACGGTGAATCACCCTTCTTTGCGAATGGGAACCTATAAACACCTTTATTCGCGCCATAATAATCCAATGCTGAAATTGTCGGCAAAACATCATAAAACCTATATGATATAGACATTGATAGTGTGTTAACCAACAGATACATGGCTCCATCAGGTATGTCAACTGAAAGCATATTAGTACCATTTCGAGTCGTATACTGACCGACAACCTTATTGCTTGCGTCTGTAAATATCACATATGGCCAGTGGTCACGAAATTGTAATCCACGATCTTCTCTCCAATAACCATCTATTTCTACTCGGCTTGAACCTATTGGTATAGTAATCTTACCACTTACAACATCAGTGCATGAAGCGAGAAGATCACCCTCATAGACGACCATGTCCGGCTCGTTTGTATTTTCATCTATATAGAGGATGTGTAATTCAGCAAGATTGGAAGCGCCATCACTAATGAGATTCTTTATAGTGTGTTGATCATTATGTATCTCCCACAACACCTGCTCTGCCGAATATTGATTACTATCATATCCACAAATAGGATAAACATCTGTTTGTTGCTTTCCACCAATGATGAATGAAACACCAAATGGATATGCCTCACCAGCTTTATACTTCA